CTTTTCTGATATTGCTGATCATCAACGGGTTTGGCTGGAAGATCCTGAGTACGTCGCTTATTGTGGGCGGCTCCCTCATGCAGTGGATCTCGCTGCATCATGTGAAGATTGGGTTGTGCTTACTAGGGCTGAGTCTAACAAGCCGCATGTCAAGAGGGCGTTGCGGCGAGCTGGCTATGAGCTACTGGACACGATTGGTCTCACCGGGTGCGAGAGCTCCGACTTCGGCGTGCCAGAGAACCCTTATGTGGTGTATCAGAACAAGTTCGAGGTGGCGAAACCGGGCAAATGGTGCAGAGGGACATGCGATCTGAGTGTTACACGCTCACTACGGTGTGCCAGCTACGTGGAGACCTTGAAAGAGGAAACCGCGAAGTTACCGATGGTGGTTAATGGTGTGCCGCTTGTGTTTGTGAAGTCCCCAGACGTTACTACTCTACGTGCGTTATTCGATCAGTCTTTTACGGATTCACTCGGCCTGTACTATTCAGACGACGTTGCTGGGTCTCTGAGATGTGCAGATGGGATGCTTTGGTTCAATGGGGATATTGCTGGCTGTGATTTGTCGCAGTCCAAGCATGTCTTCTTGAACCTCATCCATCAGTTTCCAGCACGGTTGCTGCCCCACCTCCGGCAGCTGCTGAAGCAGTGTCAGCTCCCCATTTCCCTTGGTCGAGGAAAGGGGAGGTTATTGTTCAAACCACGCGATTACTTTGAATACTCTGGGTCAACTTTGACCACGATCTTGAACAACACTGCGTCTCGGTGTATATTAATGCAGATTATGAGGGAGCATGATCCCCGTGCCACACGCCTTGAGACTAGGAGGAAAATTGAGGAAGCCCTTGCCAACTGTGGTTGGTTGGTGACCATGGAGTGGTGTGAGCGCTTTGAGGACCTGCAATTCTTGAAGCACTCGCCACACTTCACTGAGAAGGGGGACATCGATGCAGTACTCAACCTTGGAGTCATACTCCGGGCGATGGGCCGCTGCAAAAATGACCTCCCTGGAAAGGGCCCCTTAGAAGCACGAGCCAGCAAGTTTATGTCCGACTGGGTTTCCGGTCTATGCCACGCTGGCAACCATCTAATCATGCAGACCTTACGGAGTAAGTTTCCCAACGGAAGCGGATTGCAACATGAATCTTGGTTATTGAACCACCTCACGGCCACTCACCACCGAGAGCAGATCGACATATGTTCATTAGCAGCCCGTTACCGTTGTACTCCTGGCGACCTCCACACCTTAGCTTCGAGGTTGGAGGCCGCCGAAATCGGGATGCTCATACGCGACCCGACGGCGGCTAAAATCTTGAATAAAGATTATGGCCTTTGTTCCAGCGGCTTTTGGTAGACTAAGCCGTTTGGGGGCAGCAGCTGGCCCCGAAGGGGCCTGATAGCGGGGTCTGGCAATCCCCCCCTTGCGAGCAAGTCCTGGCCCCTCCGGGGTTGGGCAGTGGACGGGTCACACGCGAGTGTGGCAGAGCTTAGTGCTGGGAAGTAGCCTCGTCAGC